AGGCGTTGTTGGTAGCCATCTCCGAACTGCACGCGGCGTACAGCGGGCTGGCTTGTTTTGCTGGTGCCGAAAAGTGGTTTGTAGGCGGGGAAGGTGGTCATTAGCGAGTACCAGCGAGAAGCCCACCGGGGCGTTGTTGTTTGACAATTTCAGCTTGGACTGCAGCGCTGATGGCACCACCCAAGGCTTTGGCTTGGCTTTCGTTGCCTTGGACGTTGCTGCCACTTGCATCCACATTAACGACGACACTGACGTCGCCGCCCATGCCGCCGAGTTGGTTGTTTGGAACGATCGTGCCACTGGAGTTTGGAACGAACAGTTCGGGACCTCGCTCGCCGATGATGTACGGCGTGCGACTCGCAACCGGGCCGCCAGTTGCACGCCCCATGATGCCAAAACCACCGCCAAAATCTAAGCCTGCAGTGCTGAATGGTACGGCGCTGAAACCGCCGGAAATCATCGAAGTGCCCAAAGCACTGCCTTGAACTCCTGCATAGCTAAATGCTCCTCCCGATCCTCCGCCGAATAGACCGCTGATAGCGCTGATAGCTTTTTGAATAACAAAAACTTGAAGTAATTGATTTGCTATATCCATCAAAACACCTGAAGCTATCTGACGTAAACTGGTTCCCCAATCATTGCTTCCTTGTATAAGAGCATCAAAAGCAGATGTCAACCCCTGCCCAAAGGTATTAGCAATTCCATCTGCTAATTCTTTTTGCTGTTTTTGTTGTTCGTTTAAGTCATACTGTTTACCGATTAGTTCCTGCAAAGCGGAAATACGTTCTTTTGCGCTGCGGTTATACTCTTCGTTTAGTAGACGTTCTGTTTCGCGTATATTAGCAACTAACTCAACTTGGCCGGCGTATATAATGGCTTGCTGAGCACGTGTATTCGTTTCTTTAGCCAATTCTTGGGCGTATTTAGCTTGTAATTCAACCTCGCGCTGTTGGCCCTGCAAACTAGTTACGAGCAGTTTATCATCAGCACTTTGAGCGGCTGCTATTTTATCCTGAAGATTAGATTTTAATTTAATAATTTCCGCCTCTGCTAATCTATTTCGTACTACTTCGGCTACGCGCTCGGCCTCACGGGCAGCGTCACGGGAAGCTTTATCGTTATCCTTATTTCTACCTCCGCCAGAAGCTTCTAGTTGCGCTAGAGCGTTGATATTTGTGATACGTTCGGCCGCTTTAGGCGCGCCAAGGGCTTTGGATCTAGCCTGGATACTTTTTTCAATTTTGGTAAGTTCGACTCTGGCTGTTTTTACAGCATACTCTCCTGTTTGGCCGCCGAATTTTTTCAGTTCTGCGTCATATCTTGCAGCTACAGCACTGATTTTATTTAACTGATCTCTACTTGTAGCTAACTCTGGATTTAAAGTTTTTAGACCGGCTGTTAAATCATCTACAACTGCTTTGCTCTGGGCAAAACCGCCAAATACTCCGCGCGTAAAACCGGATCTAAATAATGCTGCAGATGCTTCTCCTACTTGAACGTCGGCAATAAGATTTAGTGCATTTGTTGCACGGGTAATAATATCTGCGAGTTTACTTAAAACAGTATCTAGGGCAGGAACTAAATTTTTAAGTATTGCCCCAGCGGCTCCGGCTATGGCCGAAGCTACGTTATATACTGCTTCTGTAAAACGATCGAACCCGTTTTTAGCTTTATCTGCAGTTTGCTCGGCGTTTTGCCCTAGTTTTACTAAAACATCGGTAAGTTGTTGTACGCTAATTTTTCCGTCTTTTGCCATCTCAAGAAGTTTTGTACGGCTTACGCCAATCTTTGTTGCAAGTACGTCCTGAATAGGAATACCTTGCGCTGTAAATTTATTTATCGTAGCTATACTAACTTTACCTGATTCTAGTGTATCAGCAAATGCTTGGGCTATTTTTTCTACACTTCCTCCGTATTCTTTAGATAATTCCACAGCAATTTTTATTGCGGAAGCTGTTTCTGCTGTAGATAGACCTAAACCTTGTATATTTGTAATCGCTGCTTCTAGTTGTTGACTATTTTGGCCTGCTAGTTTGAACGCTGTGCCCAGTACCTGCGCTTGTTGTGCGCTTAAACCTAACTCCGCTGATAATTCTTTTACTCTAGCTTTGGTAGCTTCGATTTCTCCGAGGGCTGTACCGATGAGAGAACCCGCGAAACCCCCGGCTTGTCCACCCAAGAGACCACCGATGGCTCCTCCGACAGCAGCTTGGGGGCTCTGCCCGAATAGTAGCGGAAACGCACCACCGATCGCAGCCGAACTTAAACTTCCCCGTATGGTCTTACTTAAATTTTGAATACGTGCAGTCTGTTTAGCGGCTGCTTCCGCTCTACGTTTATCAATTTCCGCTATTTGGATTTTTTCATCTCTAAAAAGTTGTTGGTTTAATACTCGTTGTTCTTTTAATTCACGCGCTCGTAATGCCGCTTCAGCTCGTTCAGGAGATACATCATTTTCAAAACGAACTCGTCGTGAGCGGGGGCTAGGTCCCACAGGAAAACGATATTGTTGCTGTGCGCCGGCAAGAAAACTTGCTTTTTCTTTTTTACGCTCTAAATTTAATTGAACTTGAGCAGCTTTTTCATCTAAAATAGCATTTGTCTCAAGTCTTCGACGTTCTTCTAGTTCAGCTAAAGCAGCTTCAAGTTCAGTAACGCCCCGGCGTTCCGCAAGGATTTGTTCAGTGCGACCTCGCAACTGACTAGAAAGTGCCACGGCACTGGCCGCACCAGGACCAATAGGACCGCCGTATTGAGTAGTTTCACGGATTCCGGCGGCAGCCAAACGTTGTTTGCGTTCTTGCTGCTCGATTGTTTGTAGGAGTTGTATTCTTTCCTGTAAGCCTGCATTTAACTGGCGTGTAGCTTGCGTATATGCCTGTGCCGCACCCGTGGCTTCGTCTGTATCTAGTGCTGCTTTATTAAATGCGGCTGCCGCTTCGCTTACAGCTTGTTTTAGCGTATTTATACTGCGAACGGTATTAGCACCACTAAAAGTTTCAATATAATTGTTAAGACTGTCTACAGCTTTTGAAGCTGTATTTATTTGATCGGTAAGCCGCTTGAGTTCTTGTGCGCCTTTTACGGCGATTTCAATATCGGCTCTGTAGGCCACGGCGCCAAGCCACAGTCTGGTACTTCAGTTTACACAGCAAAAAGCCGCCGGGGTCAGCGGCGGCGGTGTTTGGTTTTTTCGATCTCCTTTTGCTGGTCCTCGTTGAGGATTTGGAAGTAGGCGCTCCAGGCGAGCAGTTCTTCGGCGGTCATGCTGGTGCGGAGCTGGCTAAGGGTTAGTCCGAGTTCCTTGGCGACGCCGAATTGGAGCATTAGCCAGTTGTCTTTGCGGAGTTCGACGCTCAGGGCTTTGGGTCGAGAGCCTCGGTGTCGTCGGTCAAGATCGCCAGCATCAAGGCTTGGAGATCCTTGTCCTTGACTTCGTTTTTGAGGACGTCGATTTCGCCAGCGGTGAAGAGCTTGCTGCCAGTTTCGTCGAGAGCTTTGTTGACGAGTAGTTGGAGGGCAAAGGCACTGGCGTCTTCGGATTTGGCCTGTTTTTGAGCGCGTTCGCGCTCGGCCATGGTCAGCGGGCTGACCCACATCTCGAAGAGGCTGCCGTCAGACAGCTCGACTTTCTTCTTGGTGGGCTCCAGGTTCGCGGCCTTGCGGAGGCGGTCCAGGGCTGATACGGGGGCGGGGCCGGGCATAAAACCAAGGGTTGGTATGTTCTACTGTAGCGGATTAGTACAAAAAAGCCCCGCTTGTGGCGGGGCGTGGATTTGAGCAGATGCAATATCAGCTCTTGCTGAGGTCGAAGGTCGGGGCGGCGCTGGGGCGGAAGTTGATCGAGACGCTCTGGCCGTCGTCGGGGTTCACGCTCAGGCTGGCTGAGGTGAGGATCACCGGGACGGTGATTGAGCGGCTGGTGGTGTCGTTGACGGTGCCGCTGACGATGACGCGGTCGATGTAGAGCTTCATCGTGGCGCCAGCTTGGCTGGCTTGGATGACGTCTTCGATCATCCGGCTGGCCAGGTTGGTGTCGTCGTCGGTCGTGTACACCGTGGCCGAACCAGAGCCCTCGGCAAAGCCGGTGATGAAGGTACGGAAGGGGGCGTACTGGCCGGAGGTTTGACCGATGGTGGTGACGTCGATTTCCGAGCGGGTGATCTCGAAGGTCCAGTCGCGGACACTGCCGACAGCAGCCGGGGCGGCGTACGCAACCTGGAAAGCGTTGGGGGCAACAGCGGTGCCGTCATCGGTCAAGTTAACTGCTGCACCACCTGCGGTCGCAGAAACTTCAAGAACGCCGGTAGCCGCTGCATACGCAATGACGTAGTAGGTGGTGCCAGCGGCGAGGCCAGCAGGCAGTGTGCCAGAGCCGCTGCCGCCAGTTTCGGTGTTGACCACACTGAATTTGACAGGGTCGCCTACCTTGAAGTTCAGGTAGGAAGCAACAGTGATTTCGTCGTCGGCGATGTCGACGGCGGCTTCAGCAAAAGTGGCTGTAGTGCCAGCAGGGCTGTAGTACAGGGCGCCGGAGGTGCCCGAAAGGACGGTGGCCATGGGAAGTACCTAATGGGTAGCTAATCTGCGGGCACTGCCCGGCTTCTTACAGATTAGCGTTAAATCACGAAAGGACAGTCGCAGTATAGGAAGTCTCAATTCGACCCACAAAATGTGGCGAATCGTCTGTCGTAGAAAAAGTAGGACCTTCGATTTGACCTGTTCTGAAATACACGCCGGTGTTTGGTTTGCCGGCAGCATTGAGGGTTTGTAAAACTGTGGTCACTGTGTCGATAAGAGTTTGATTGCGTGCCGGACCCCGACCTTTCTCTGTAAACACTCGAACAACGAGGGCACCACGGGCGTGATCCAGTGCAGTCGTCAACGTAGGTTCGGTGGTTAGGCCGAAAGTGATGTTGACGCGGACATACTCAGTTGTGGTGTTGGGTGGGACGGCCGTAATGTTGTCGAAGTGGACCGGGACTGCTGGTACCAGGGCGTTGAACGCGGCCAGCAGCGGATTCTCGACCGTGGCGCGGATGGCTTGGTAGTTCATCCGAATCTCCGGCGTAGAGCAGAATCCATTTCAATCTTGACATCTCGATTTAATTTTGCACTTGCATAGTCGGCAAACCAGTCAAGAGGTGCTGTTCGGCTAGAATTAAAACCGTCGGTCCCCCCGCCAGTAGCACCACGGGCGCTTACATTCCTGCGAGGACCTTCAACTAGCCATTTACTACGGCCCAGAGCAGTCTTGGGTTCTGCTGTTTTTCGGCGGGCGTAATACTGCCGATCATGCTCTACAGCATCAATAGCTTCTAGTGCATGTGGCGCAAAATTTGTGATTTTAAGTAGTTCATCTTTTAGTATCTTACCTTTAGTTACTTCAAGACCAGTGACGGTTGGTGCGTTTATTAGTTTGGGTTCTCCGGGGGCACCCGTACCTCGGGATGTGGTGGATTCGGTGCTAATTTGCCAAGAATTAGAAAACTCGCCGCTCCAGCTTGGGCCTGCTTGTTGTAATTGACGGACGACTCTTTCGGCACTTCTACGTGCGCCATTAGCAATAGTCGTGCCAATAATTCTGTCAAGATCTCGCGCATCACGGCCGGCGCGATCTTTGAATCCTTTGAACGCTCGTGCAAAAACCATTACTGGGGCCTCGCTATGAGGGTGTGCATGACGGGGGAGTCGCCGCGATAGCTGGTGATGGCGATGATTTTGGCCTCGCGGGTGACGCTGTCTTGGGTGTATTGGATGCGGTCGGCCTCGGTGGGGTAGTACGAGTCAAGTTCGGCGGCGCCAATGATGACTTTGATGTCGGTGGACTGGTATAGACCCTCGGATTCGCGGGGGTTGAGGCGGGTGATGACGGCTTTGACGGTTACGTTGGTGTCCGCTCCAGTGACGGCGCCAGTCGTGGGGTTGTAGGTGCGGGGTGTAGTGGTTTTGATGTACGTGATGTTCTGGCCCCAGTCGCCGAGGATGGAGGCCGGGATGGAGGCGAAGGTGGTGTCGATTAAGCCCATGTCAGCCTCGGAAGGCGCGGAGTTGGAAGCCGCCTGCACCGCCGATGGTGTAGGCGCCTAGGTATGCCTGGAGCCAGGGGTAGACGTCGAAGATGTTGTTGATGGGGCCGTTGGATTGACCTTCTTTGTACTGGACGCGGAGTTCGCCGAGTTCGACCTCGCGGTAGAGCTGGTCAGGATCGTTCTGGGTGTTGGTGATCGCGTCGGTGTCGTTGGCTAGTTCGCGCGCCAGCTCGTAGGTGGCGAACTTGATTTCTTTGGGGATGACAGAACAGACCAGTTCGACGCGGTCGATCAACCAGTTGTTGCGCGGCCATTTGAGGGCTTGGCCGTTGTCGCAGCGGTCGCCGTAAAAGTTGAGGCTGTCGATCCAGCGGGTGGCGGAGATCAGGGCGCGGTTCTTTTGGTCGTCGGTCTTGGTGGTCCAGGTCGACGAGTCGGGGATAGTCTCGAAATACAAGTTGGCCTCGGCCAGCGTGACGTAGCTGTTGGCCGATGCAGAACTCAAAGTGGCGTTAATTGTTGCGGGCACAGTACGTCACAGCCTCCGTCTTATCAGTGTAGCGGCAATAAAAAAGCCCCACCCGAAGGTGAGGCCTTTGAAGAGTTGATCGAAGATCAGATCGTGCTGGTGTCCAGCGGGCTGTTGACGGTGACCTGCACCAGGGGGATCAGGTCGATGTCGTAGGTGGCGGTCCAGTTGCCAGCGGTGGAGAGGCCGCCGTTGGTCGGGTTGTCGCCGGCATCGCCCCACTTGGTGCCCATCACGTGGTAGGCGCTGTGGTAGTCGACCGAAAGCACATCCTGCTTGGAGAGGACGTTACGGTCGGCTTCGATGCGGAGGTCTTGCTGCACACCCTCCATGATGGTGCCCGACTTGGTCAGGTAGCAGTAGAACTCGCGCTGGTGGCCAGCGGTGCCAGGGGCAACGGTGTTCACCAGGGGATCGATGATTACGCGGCAACCGGCAAACTCGCCGATTTCGCGGGCACCAACGCCTACGCCACCACCGCCCCAGACAACGCTGCCGGCTGCTGCCAGAGCGGAAGTCGAGAAGGTCAGCAGGCCCACCTGATACAGGTAGAAGCCGACCGAGGGATGGACAACGAGGAGATCAAGTTCGCTGCCACGCTCACCCAGGAGGGCGCGGGCGCGGGACACGGCAGCGCCAGTCAGGAAGTTGGCTTCGGCACCGCCGGAAGCGGCGGCGACGGCCAGATCCAGTGCGTTGGCGGACAGGGCAGTGCCAAACAGACCGGCAAGCTGGCTGAACAGACGCTGGCTGTTCAGTTTGTTGATGGCGTCGGCAAGCTGGTTGCGGATGTGAAGCATGGGGTCTTCACCGGCGGCCAGCATGGCCACGTCGTCCACTGCATACGCAAAACCACGATGGCAGATGGTGGCGATCTGGGTGGCGGTGCCGATCTTCTGAGGGGTCAGATAGCCGGCGTTGCTGGTGCCCCAGGTGGCCGTGCCGTTCATGATCTCCTCGGTGGGAGATACGGGGTTGAACTCGGGCACTTGGATGCGGGTGCCGCCTTCGCGGGCATCCAGCAGAGGAGTACGCACCACGGCGCCGCTCTTCAGGAAGAGGGAACGCTCTTTGATGGCCTCAGACACATAGGTGCTGAGGTTATTGCGCTTGACGATGTCCGCAAGAAGAACACCGCCGGAATAGTTCTGGAAAGGAGCAGCCATTGGGCCTCCGAAAGGTCAGGGGGTTTGCGTCCCAGTCACAGACTTGGGTGGTGGTGCCTCACTGAGGCTTAAAGACCGGCTTCCCTCTTCAGCACTGCTGCGAGTTCAGGGTCTTGTGCGGACAGCATCATCTGCTGCGTTAAGTTAATACTACCTTCTTTCCAGGGATTATTCATACCTGGAGCGACAGTAGAAGTTGGGTTGGGCTTGGCGCCCATGCCAGCGGCAGAACTTGGCTTGAAGTGATGTTCAAAGCCGGAGCCGGGATTCTTCAGGTTGTTTAGATATGCCTGAAGGTCTTGTTCCACGCCGCCGTTGAGGACGACGACGCTGCCGGTTTCGTTTTTGCGGAGGTTGTCTTGGAGCAACATCAGCATTTGCTCGGCGTTGATTGCGCCAGCTTGGCTAATAGCGGACATGGCCGCTGTTCGCATGGTGGCGGCTTCGTTAGAAGAACGGAGGTCCTCAAGTTGGCGGTTCAGATCGGCGATTTGCTGATCTTTTTCTTGCGCCGTCTTGTTGGCCTCTTCCCACAGATCTTTCCACTGGCCTTGGTCTTGTAGGACTTTTTTGCGTTGGTCGTCCTGCTTTTTGTAGACCTCGTCCAATTTTGCCTTGATGCCTTGGAAACGTTCCTCGGCTTCGGCGGATTGGGCTTTTAAGGCGTTGATCTGGGACTCGTACTCAGCCTTGATGTTGGTGACATCAGGGGTGGGTTGAGCGGTGTCGGCTCCAGCCACAGGCTGGGGTGGAGTCGCCACGGGCGTCTCCTGGATGACTTGCTCTTCCATGCGTTAGAACTCGGGGATTTCAGGGGTTTCGGTGACAAACGCAGGCTCGCTGGTGGCCTTTTTGCCAGCCTTGCGGGCGGGTTTTTCGGGGGCGGGTTCTGCTTTTGCAGCCCGCGCAGCTTCGTCCATTTCGACCATTTCCCAGCGGAAACTGCCGTCAGGCTGCTGCACGTAATCCAGGCTTTTCACCAGCGGACTGTAGAAAGTGCGCTTCTAGTCTAGAACAAAAGAGATCAGGACTCTTCCTCTTCTTCGCGGGCTTCTTCCTCGGCGGATTCGATGGGTTCCAGTGATTCGTTGTCGCTGTGCATAGGCGTGCCAGTGGAAAGAATTTCGCCTTGGCGGAGGATGTCGCGGAACTCTTCGCGGTCGATGACCTGTTGTGCGAACAGGCTTGTCAACGCGGTGATGTCTTGGCCGATGAGGCGGTCGATGTCGAAGTCGCGGCTGACGTAGACCTTGGGAGGTTCCAGTTGGAGATAGTTGGCGGCGAGGTCGAAGGCGCCTTGGAGGGTTTGCTGGAGGTCCATGGAGACCATTGACAGCATGGAGTTGGTGTCGACGCGGTCGAGGCGGCGGGCGTCGGCAGATTCGGCGACAAACTTTTGTTGGCTCAGCGTGCTGATGCCCAACGTCGCCATTTGCATCTGGAGTTCTTTGATTTCGTTTGACTGGGCCTCAAAAGCGCTCGATGCAGGCTCCACGTAATAAGCCTTGTTGCCGGGCTGCATCGCCAACGCATAATTAACACTGATAGCAAGGTCCTTGGTCTGGTCGTCCCAGCCTTCGAGGACGAGCATGGGTTGGCTGGCGACATGCAGGCTGTGGATGAGGTCGGCTTGGCGCTGGAAGTGGGCCAGGTTTAGGTAAGCGATGTCGAGTAGCGGAGGCTTGCTGACGAGGGTGTCGACCTTGTTGGAGTACATCGTGACGAGGGGAATTTCGCCGAGGCTGTACGCGCCAGATTCGATCAGTTCGTAGTCGCCGCCGGTGGGGCCGGTGATGTTGAAGGAATTGGGGTACGGCATTTGTCCGTACATGTCCTTGCGGCTTTCCTGCTGGCGGTAGATCTCGTAGCGGCCGGGCTCGATGACGCGGACTTGGTCGTACACTTTTTCGCCGAAGCGGCCGTCGGGGACGATCGCTTTTTCGGCGATGCGGATTTGGATCAGCTTGCCGTAGTTGACCTCACGATCGAGGCGCCAGCCGTAGACGTTTTGGGGTTCGACCTCGATCCAGTAGGGGCGGCGGTTGAGGGCGCGTTCTTCGGCGAGGCTGCGGGCGCCAGTTGGGGCGGGGAAGTCGACCAGGGTGTGGCAGTGGCCGTAGGTCAGGGCGCAGATCAATAGGCGCCGGGCGTATTCGTCAAGGTCGGAGCCACAGCCGTCGACGTCCTTGGCGAAAATTTCGCTCCAGTAGGGGTCGCCTTCGAGGACGATGGGTTTGCGGAGAACTAGGCCGGCGGCGGCACGCACCAGGCGTTGGGTGAAGGGGGAGAAGACGGCACGGTTGACGCGGGCCAGGTAGGCCGTGTAGTCCTCGCGGGGCTCCAGGGGGAGGAAAGTTTCGCTGTTTTCGCGCAGGTATTCGGTGCCGAGGGTGACGGCTTTCATGATTTCCCAGCCGCGCATCATGTCCAGCACGGCGCGGGTCCGCGAGAACGGTGAGTCAGTCGGACCCTCGAAGGTCGAGCTGACGAGATGGGTGCGGATTTGGCCTGGGACTGCGTAGGTCATTGGGTTACCATTTCACCTTGTCGGCCCAGTAGGCGGCAGACATCTTGCCTTTCTTTATGTTAGAGGCATGTCTGGCTTTGAAGGATGCGCGTCGTGCTCGCTCTGCTTCTGATTCTCCTTTTTGTGCTGGCGAGCCAGATACACCCTGCTGACCGAATCGAATAAGTTTCACTGTGTCGCCCTCTTTTGCGAGGACGGCGTGTGATTTTTCGGGGTGTTTTGGGGTGCGCTTCGGTTTGTTGTAGCCCGCAAATTTTTCGCCACGATACTCAATCATCGTCGTCTTCCTCCTCGTCGACTTCGTCTACATCGACTAGAACTTCTACACCAGTGAAAAGATTACGCATGAAGCCGGCAAATAAATCGGCGTCACTAGGCGTTTTGAAGTCAAAAGTAACTTGGGTGCGACCGGTTTCGGCATCAACTTCGATGTAAGTTGGATAGCCCGAGAGGGTGTGGATTGCCATTACATTGTGCCCAGTTTTACAGAAACTGTAGCTGTTCCAGTGCTTACGAGGGTAAGCAGGTGGATGCGAATGTAGCGGTTGGGCTGATTTTGCACATAGTACATGTAAGTGCCGTCGGCAGTGATGCTGTTGACGCCAGGGTGTTTGGTTACGATGGTTAGATGGCCGTAGTTGGTGCCGTCGAGGCTACCATCAAAATCAAAAGTAGCCTCCTTTCCACCGCCAGCGAGGCCAGAAACGGTTACTTGGATCGCCCAGTGCAATGCGACGGATTCATTTGCAGTGAAAAAACCGGCGGATGTGCGGGATCCGAGGTCGTAGATGGTTAGTTCGCCATCGTGGATGGTGCCGGTTCCAATGGCCATTGGGATTTAGCCTCGCGCTTTTTTATAGATGTCGCTGTCGGCTTTGCGGGCGCCGCCTTTGCCGGAGACATAGCTGTTGACGCGACCCATGGCCCAGGCAGCCATTGAGACGTTGCGCGAACCACTGGATAAGTAGGCGCCCTGGCCGCGACGATAAACTGCGGCGAGTTCGCCGTAGCTGAAGCGGGTGCCTTCAGCCTTTGCCTTAAGCGCCTTTTTTGTTGCTTCGCTTAACGGTTTTGCGCTTGCCACCTTGTTCAGTCCTCGATTTAGAAACAGCTTTGATATCAATAAACTCGCCGCGCTTGTAAGCCTCGGCGGTGCTTTTGATCTCACGAGCCTTGGCACTTCTGTTTTTTGCACCGCTAAGGTACTTTTTCGGCAATCCGGTTGCCTTGTCTTTGGGTACGCGGCGTTGCTTGTGGGACATTACTTCTTTTTGGCTCCCTTCTTGGTGGTTTTCTTGGTCATTCCGGGCTTGGACTTGCCGCCTTTGGGCATTTTCATGTCGCCGTAATGGCCGGGCATAGCTTTTGGGGGTAGCTACCACACACGATAATTCGTTGTGCCGAGTTTGGCGTAGTTGACGAGGTTGAATTGCTGGAGGCAGAGGTAGCCGAAGGCGTCGAAGGCGTGATCCACGCCGAGGTTTTTATTGGGGAGGCCAGTGTTGGGGGTGTAGGTCAGGGTGCGGAGGGATTTTATGAGTTCCTTGCAGCGGGGGTGGATGATGGTGCGGCGCGTTCCAGTGGCATCCAAGAGTGCGGTGTTGACGCAGGTGATTTTGTCGCGGATTTTCCAGGGGGATTTGGGGCTGGAGACTGTGAAGCCGCTGCGGCGGAGGATGTTGTGGTCGGTTAGTCCCACGCCAGAGGTTTTGCGGGCGCCGCCGGTGGGGTCCGGGCAGGCGATGATGCGGCGATCCACGCCGAAACGGCGGGTGACTTCTTCGGCGAAGTCCCAGGTGGTGGCTCCACCCGTCATCATGATTTCGTCGAAAACGTAGAGGGTGTCGTCCTTTTTGACCGCGCAAATGCCGGACATTGGGTCGACGTTGAAGTCCACCCCCAAAAGGAGTGGAAGGATTGAAATATCGGTTGATTCGGGGCTGATGTTGGCGTCGCTGAAGGAGACGGCGACTAGGCCGCTTAGATTCTCGAAGCTGGCCTCGAACTCTTGGCGGAAGGTGCGGGCGTCGAGTTGGGCGCGGGCGGCTTCGATTTCTTCCGCTGGGACGTTGTCGCCTTCGATCGTGGTGAATTGCCAGCGGTTCCAGTCCGTGTCGCCGCTGTCGGCGTATTGCCAAAGTTCGTAGAACCAGCTGGCGGTGCCGTCGGGGGTGGAGATGAACAAGGCCCAGCCCTGTTTGTCGGCGAGGGCGGGGCGGATCACCTCGAACCAGACCTCGGCATCCATGAAGGCGGCTTCGTCCAGCACCACGCCAGCCAAACTGCGGCCGCGCAAGGCCATTGCGTTTTCGGTGCCCTTAAGTTCGATGGTGCTGCCGTTGACCAGCTCGATCTTCAGGTCAGTCTCGTTTTTGCTCTTGATCCACGCCCTCGGGACCAGCTTCTTCATTACCTTCCAGGCGATGTCCTTCGCCATCCGGTATGTAGGGGCCGCGTAGAAGAATGTTTCGCCCGGCCGCTCGATCGCCCCACGCAGCAATTCGATACACGACAAGTAACTCTTGCCGAATCGACGGCCCGCTACCAGCACCCTAAAGCGTTTGCGGCTGGAGAAAACTTCGCCTTGAGCCCATCGCAGCGTTAAGCCGGGCGTTCCAGTCATTCGGGGCTGCTATTTCAGACGGGTACCTTGCAGTGTAGTAGAGGAAATCGAACCCCTCCCCCTTGGAGCTGTGTAACAGTAGAAAGAATTGCGAATGTATCAGTAGGTTCCCTAAGCGGCTTGGTACCGCCACAGAATCTCGAACCCTCCCCCGTGTGACCGGGGGGTGGTTCACTTGTACTAGCCTGCGGGCTCAGTCAGCTGGGAGCGTGGCGCCAAGGCCCAGGCCGCCAACCAGGCAGACGGCGGCTAAGGGTAGGTTGGCGGTACTGGTGGCAGCGGCGAGCAGTAGCAGCGCGCCAGTCAATCGAAGGGCTGTCATCGGTCAGGCCTCAGGGTAGACGTGGACGAACTGCACCGAGTCGGTGCCGTAGGCGCGAAGCGCGGCGGCGTAGGCTTCGCGGGCTTCGTGCCAGGTGCGGAACACGTCACAGTGGCGGTAACCCTTGGACGTGACGAAGTGGACGCGGTAGCGGATCATTTGTCTAGCTGAGGCGGCATGGGTGAGCCGTTCCCTCTTGCTCTGTATTCTTGCACACCTGGCAGCTAGGGCAAGGTTTGTTACACATTAGCATTTTTTATGGCTGCCTGCGGTCCTCGACCGTGATCTCCAGGCGCGGCGCTGCTGCTGATGCAGCTTCCGGTGAGACTTCACCGACCACCGCGCCAAGGTCGCGCAGCAGTAGTTGAGCCGTGCCGAACTGCTTGGCTCGGATCGCCCCATCAATACAGCGGAGCCTCATCTGCTGTATCCGTGACACCGTTTTGTCGCGCTGCTCAGCCCAGTCGGACTCATTCCAGCTTTGGATGACTGCATAGTCGCGCCAGGCTGTACTTAAGCTCACACCTTCACGTGTGGCGTGATCGTACACCAAAGCGCGGGGACTGCTGCCGCTGAGCTGCCGCATGTACAGCCGACGCTGCCGTTCTTCGACCCAGGCGTCAGGGTTGCGGCGACCGTAAGCGTTGCCGCGCTTTGCTTCACCTTCCGCTGCAACTTCCGGCGTTTCGTTGATAGCTTCCGGCTGATCGTTCACGCTGCGATTCTGTAGACTGCTGCACCAATCATAAGCGCCAACAAACAAGCCCGACACAATGGCCGGGCCTGTGATCTGTAGCGGTGGGATCAGTAGCGCGGCAGCACGAACGCAACGGTCAGCGAGCCAGTCGGCCTAAGCTCGAACCCTTCGCCGTAGTCGAAGGTACGGCAACGGCAACCGGTCAGACCTAGCGCGGCCTTGGCAGCCGTTACGATCTGCCGAGCCGTAGCGCCGGCCGGTAGCTCGAAGGTCTCGCGGGTAACCCAGCTGTAATTCGC